CTACCTACATTTGATGCACCAATCACACTTGTAAACGGCTGACTGCCAAATAGTACAATAGCTCCATTAGGTTTAATAATTCGCTTTAACTCTTTCCACATTAATTCCAATGGAATTACGCTATCCCATTTACAGGCCGTTGTCCCGTATGGGGGATCAGTGAGGATCATATCAACACTACCATCAGGAATTTCTTTCATGCGCTCTAGGCAATTGCCGTGCATCAACCATACATGTTCTGTCTTTACATCATTCATCTTCAAACTCCTTTGCTAATTTCTTGAATGCAACGATCAATATCCATCTTCTTAAATCGCTTATGATTTCGATAATGGTCAATCTGGTCTGGTGCAAGACATTCATGTGCATACAACTCGATGGTGTCATAGCTCCATAGACAGTCCCTAAACTGCCTGCCATCAAAACCATTCTGTTTATTAAACATCAGGAATCCAAGACCTTCAATCGTGTCCATGATGTCTTCAAGGATGTAGTCTCGATTGATGCACTCAGTGTGATACCAATCATGAAGCTCACATAGATAGGTGAATACATCGCCAGCTTTATCGAACTGGTTTCGTGTAGCCCTCATCAATCCTGCGAGTTTCATTAGTCGCACCTTCACTTCTACGTTCATACCGCCAACCCCATGCAATTACAATGCTCACCATTGCAGCAGTATTCTGGTGTGTCTTCTACATACAGCACTCCACCGAGAATACCCACAACACCGTGTTCATCCAGTGTGCGTAGAATACCTTGCACATATAGCTCATCCTCGCTCACAGCAAGCTCTACAGCGGCTTGCATTAGCTTTGGGCATAGATAGTAGCCCTCTAGCAGTTTAACCTCGCTACCGCCTTCGTAACGCAACATGAGACGTTTCATATCTTCAACTCCAATCATCATTTGATGTAGTCATCATAGAACATGCTAAATCAGTGCGTCAAGCATTCTTTTAATCAAATAATTCATTAACAATTCGTTTACACTGTTTTTATTGACGCTTATAAGCATAATTGATATTGTCACCTCTTAAGAAGAAGCAATTCAAATAACACCCTCCTCCAACAAGCCTTCACCTCGGGCTTGTCTTTTGCGGGCATATCACCCGCTCCATTTTATTTCCAAGTAGCTCAATAGGTAGAGCAGCACTCTGTTAAAGTGCTGGTTGGTGGTTCGAAACCATCCTTGGAAGCCATACGCCCCGCAATGGGGCTTAGGGCAATAGCCATATTGTCCAGACCGAGCATAAGTCCCCTCTGTCTTTAAACATCATAGGGAGCAGGTGGCTCACAGCCTTAAATGTGGGGATATGGAGTGGTAGGAGAATTGGTAAACCCAACGAGCTGTAACCTCGTCGCCGCAAGCACTGCATGTTCAAATCATGCCCGCTCCACCAAATTCTTATGTACCATTTGTGCAACAAGAAACGTCCCCATTTAATGCGGACAGCCTTTATGTATCCTGCCGTAATGTACCTAGATGGTCTGGTATGGATAAACGCCTAGCTCAAGCGGTATATTGCGCTCGTTACCGTCACGTTAGACGGCCTTTTTTCCACTATAGGAAACCTATGCTAACAGCCACTGTCTGTCTAGCTATGGCAATCTACTATGAAGCTCGGGGTGAACCTCTTGTCGGCAAACAAGCTGTTGCTGAGGTTGTTCTAAATAGAGCAGATACATCATCCACCCCTATCTGTAAAGTTGTTTTTGCACCACATCAGTTTTCATGGTCTAGTCGTCATAAGCTACCACCCCCTGATTCACCACTCTGGCAGGACTGCATGTCCATTGCCAAACACTCGCTGATTGTTCAATCCAACCACACTCACGGCGCGACATTCTTCAATACGAAGTCTATCGGGGTTAGATTTAACAAACAACGTAAGGCCACTATTGGCAATCACGTTTTCTATTAAATTATTAGAGAAATACAATGTCTAATCGAATCACCCCCTCAAACAAATCCATCCTAGTTGAATTACGTCGTCAGGTTTTTACCGCCATTGAGGTCTTTCAAGAAGTGATGTCTAGTCCAACAGCTAAAACCGCTGATCGCTTGGTCGCTGCTGGAAAGATTGTTGACACATACATCAAGATTGATAAACGCATTGATGAAACAGTATTGGTTGATCAACAGAAGCGAATGAATGCCCTGAAGATCAACAAAGAAGCCGCTGATGTAGCATCCTCTAACAGTGGCTATAAATCACTAGGTGTGCTTGACATTGATTATGACGAGCCTACTTCCTTCAGTTAAGGAGACTTATGGCTAATGAATTCAAACCTTGTTCCGCCAGACAATCAGAGTTTTTAAAATCCAACGCTACAGTGACCGTATTCGGTGGTAGCAGGGGTAGTGCTAAAACATATGGTGGCCTATTACGTCATCTGCGTTGGGTGCATGAACCTCGATATGTTGGGTATGTCATCCGTAAGAATGAAAAGATTCTACGAGATGGCGGCGGTGCATTTCAAGAAGCATGTGTGTTATATCGCTTGTTTGAACCTCGTATTAAGGTGACGAGTAAGCCAATGCGGATTACATTCCCATCTGGCGCTACAATCGACTTTCAAGGGTTTGGTGATGATCGTGATATGGATAAATATCGCGGTAAACAGCTATCAGGGATTATGTGTGATGAAGGCAATCAGCTAGAAGAAAAGCATGTTGATATGCTTATGTCTTGTATGCGTACCTCCTCAAAGATGAATCCAAACATTTGGATTACATGCAACCCTGACCCTCATAGCTACTTGTTTAAGTGGGTTGAGTGGTATCTATACCCCAAAGGTGCAGTGGTTGATGGTGAGCTTGTTGAAGGTCGTCCTGATCCGGCTAAGAATGGTAAACTCATTTGGATGATTCGGGTTAATGGCACATATGTCTTCGATGAAGATAGAAACAAGCTGATTGACGATTATAACTATCTGTATGATGGTAAGGCTGACCCCATTAGTTTTAGGTTCATTGGTGCGACAGTTTATGACAACCCACCACTGCTAAAGAACAACCCAACATATCTTGCTCAGTTACTTGGCCTACCTAGGGTTCAGAAAGAAAGAGATTTGTTTGGAAACTGGGTCGCTGTAGATGAAACCACTGGCTACTTCAAGAAGGCTTGGGTTGGTGATCTATTGCACACAGTCCCACTTGATGTTGTCAGACGCGTACGCTGTTGGGATTTTGCTGCATCTATCCCATCTGAAGTCAACCCCGATCCTGATTGGACAGTGGGTGTGCTAATGTCCCGTAATCGTGATGATAAATTCATCATTGAGGATGTTGCTAGATTCAGAAAGCGACATGGTGAGGTGTTGCAGGAAGTCATACGAGTCGCAAGAGAAGATCAAGCCTTTTACGGTGATGTTCAATGCTTCATTCCTGAAGACGCTGGACAAGCTGGTAAAGTGGCAGCCACATATGCGGTTAATCAACTTGCTATGAATGGTATTGGTGCAAAGCTCATTAAGGTGGGCAGTGTATCCAAGCTCAACCGATTTAAACCCTTTGCAGCATCTGCTGAGGTTGGCAGCGTACGAGTGGTGCAAGCTAAATGGAATCATGAATTCTTCTATGAGCTTGAAGCATTTGACGGGACAAGAAAGAGTATTCATGACGATAGACACACTTGTCGTCAATAAACCTTGTTAATTCGGTGGACATCCCAAGTGGACAATACCGAGCGAAGCCTGTTTACAGGAACGTGTAACGACTAGCCCCGATGAATGTACGGGCGTAGAGCTAAGTAGCTCGAAACACAAGGCATCCTAAGGGGATGAAGATATAGTCTAATCTGCATAGTAATATGCAGCAGCTTAATTGCGGTACATGATTAACGACCATGTATGAATATCTATGATAGTGGATGCCACATCAGACGCATTTAACAAATTAGCCCAAAACAAGGAGCTTCCACAATTCACGTTGGAAGTATTTACACGATGACAGATAAAACTATGCCTGTTCCTGATCTGCCATCTGAAATGGGCTACACAGGATTAAATCTAACAAGTGGTCGTGTATTTGAGGATAGTCGTTGTGACTTGCGATTCCCTCAAAGCATTTGTACGTTTGAGAAGATGAGTCAGAATATCACCATTGCATCGGCAATGAATGCCATTCACACAATCGCTTCACGCGCACCATTCCATGTAGAGCCTTACGACCAAACAGACACACACAAGAAACGTGGTTTGTTCTTTGAACAGTGTATGGATGATATGGAACACAGTTGGTATGACTTCATTCGTGAGGTGATGTCAATGACCAAGTATGGTTTTAGTATACACGAGAAAGTCTTTCGTTATCGGTCGAAAGATCGCGGTAGTAAGTTTGACGACATGAAGGTGGGCATTAAGAAGCTTCCCATTCGCTCTCAAGCATCTATCTACAAGTGGCCTGATCAACAACGATCAAATGGCGGTGTAATCACGCAGTGCGTGTCGTATAACGAAGGTGTTGCACTTCACAAGACAAATTACATTGAGATTCCATACAGCAAGATTCTTCATTTTCGTGTTGATCCATATAAGGGCAACCCTGAAGGAACAAGCCCTCTAGCTTCTTGTTATCAATCATGGCGTATGCTGTGTAAGCTGCTCGACACGGAGCTTGTGGCAATTGGAAAGAACCTCAATGGTATTCCAAAGTTTAGCCTTCCCGCTAAATACATGTCCGATGATGCCACAACGTCAGAGAAGGCTGTATACGAGAATACCAAACGCATTGGTGGACATATTAACAATGGTGAACAAGCCTTTGTAATTACACCATCAGACAGAGATGATAATGGGAATGCTCATTTTGATTTCTCTGTATTAGACAGTAGCTCAAGTAACATCAGCGCAGTTAGCCCCATCATCCAACGCTATACTAATGAAATCTTGCAATGTTTATTTGCAGATGTATTGCAGATGGGCAGTGTGAAGGGTGGTAACTACAATGTTGTTGATAGCAAAGCAACTCTATTAGAGTTGGTTGTTGAAGCACGACTTCGTGAATTATGTGAAGTAGTGAATAAGAACCTGATTCCTGAGTTGTGGCGCTTAAATGGCTGGGACGATACAAAGACCCCAAAACTAACCTTCGGTGAGTTATCACGACCTGATCTTGAGGTGTGGGCTAAAGCCATGCAGCAGTTATCAGCCACCAATAACATTGCTAAGACTCCACGAAACATCAACTACATTGCTGAAATGATGAACCTCCCTGATCGTGTATCAGAAGACCTCACCAAGAAAGAGCTTGATGATGTATTGGGTGTAGAGGACAAGATGCAAAGCAGAGCGAGCGATGGAATGAGCAAGGGAAGTGGAAATGGTACTTCTGATAATGTTGCATCCCAAGATAATTCAGCAAACAACTTGAGTAATAAATAATGGCACATCAATTACTGCGTCTCACGCAAAGATTGTGCAATAAGCCACAGCTAATCAGTCCTAGTGGTATTGGCGCTGTTATGGCTTATTTAGAAGGTCGTAATAGCGGTGTGAATATGCACCTCGATGTACCAAGTATTCATGATCAACATCCTGCACCTATTCAAATGAATGGCAAGGTTGGTATGTTATCCATTGATGGTGCATTAACCAACATCAAGTATGAAGGTGAGTGTGGTGAAACAGGCTGTTCTTATGAAGGGCTTGTCGAGCAAACCAAAGAGTTAATCAGTGAAGGTGTTTCAACAATCATCCTAGACATTGACAGTGGTGGTGGTGAAGCATATGGATGTTTTGAAGCTGCTGATGAAGTACGGCAGTTATGCACTGTTAATCATATTCGTCTTCTCGCCTATGTTGATGGAATGGCATGTTCAGCAGCTTACGCTTGGGCATGTATTGCAGATGAATTGGTTGTTAATCCTATGGCCGATGTTGGTAGTGTTGGTGTTGTTGTTCAACTCATGAACACCATGCGATACGAAAAGGCAGTGGGTTTGGATCGCACATTTGTTTATGCAGGTGATAGTAAGATTCCATTTGATACAGAAGGCAACTTCACAGAATCCTTTATTGCAGACATTCAAACCAGTGTTGACTTCTTCTATAACACGTTCGTCAATCATGTCGCTCAATACCGCAAGCTGTCTACTCAGCAAGTCAAGGACACACAAGCAAAAGTGTTCCTTCCCACCGAATCATTGTCGCTAGGCTTAGTTGACAAGGTAATGAAAAAACAGGAATTTATCAACTATGCCTTTAGCTAGTTTGTTTTCAAGTAAAAAACCACAGGAGACGGCTACTATGCCTGACGAACAGGCTCAACAGCCTTCCCCTCAACTTGACGAGCTGGTTGCACAACTTGCCAATCAAGAACAAGCAACCACATTGCTTCAAACCCAACTGACAGATGCTGTAGCTCGTGCTGAACAAGCAGAAGCCGCATTGGTTGGTTATCAGGCATCAGCTAAGGAATCAGCCCGTAAAGCTCAGTTAAGCACTGTCCTTGCAGATGATAAAGTTGGCGTGATTTACGCATCAACATCTAGCCTAGACGATGCTTCCTTCGCCACTATTGTCGCAAGCTATGCAAGCAATGTAGCAGCAACAGAAGATGGATTCAAAGAGCTTGGTAGTGTTGCAGCCGACGAACCTGCAAAAGATTTCACAACTCAAATGATGGCCTTAACTGCCAACGCACTTAACAAAGGTAAAAAATAATGTCCTTGATTCTCACTCGTGACAACATCCGTCTCGGTAACATCGTACAAAGCGAAGAAGGTACAGAGATCGGCTATTGCCGCAAGTCTGTCGTTGTTCGTGAAGCCACTGCAACCACCTACAAGCTAGGTGAAGTGTTGGGCAAAGTCACTGCAACCGGCAAATATGTTCGTCTTGCTCCTGCTGCATCTGACGGTAGCCAAACTGTAGCTGGTGTTTTTATTGGCTCTGATGAGTCGTTTGACCCTGACAACTTAGTTGTCCCTGCCACAACTGACAAGACCGCTGTTGTCCTCTATCGTGGTCGTGCCGGTCTGTTCAAGCAAATGCTCCGCTGGCCTGCCGGTATCACCCAACCACAAAAAGATGCTGCATACGTTCAACTTGACGCTGCTGGCTTCAAACTCATCTAATCGAAAGGAATAAATACACATGGCTATTACACGTCAACTTGGCAACGGTCAACGTCTGATTGATTGGACTGATGAAATCAAAAACGTAGCTCCACAGTTTGGTGCTATTGGTGCGCAAAATCTGTTTGATATGCGCCCTACTTCGCAGTCAGCTATCCAGTTTGAAATCTCTGATGACACCATCACCCTGCTGAATGAAACCAGCAAGCGTGAGCGTAACGTCACCAAGAACAAGCCTGTAGCAAGTAAGATCATTGCACTACCCCTTCCATTCTTCGCCAACAGTGATTACATCACCTTTGAAGACTTGGATGGTTATGTTCAATCTGGTACAGAAATCACCCCTGAAACCGCAGCCCACCTGCGTATGCTGAAGATTGAAAAGCAACGTCTGCGCTATGACCAAACCGCTGAATACATGCGTGTATCGGCAATCAAGGGCGTTACCGTAACCCCTAATGGTCGCGTATTGGCTGACATGTTCGCTGAAACCGGTATCACTCAAACCGTCATTAACTGGCAGTTGTCTGACCCCAACCTGAACGTCTTGCAGAAGATTGCAGAGTTGAAATCGGTGTTGTCGAAAGCCAACAAGCGCGGTACTGCAATTCAAGGCTTTGATGTTTACCTTGGTACAGCATACTTCTTCGCCCTGATCAATCATCCATCGGTCGTTGCTGCGTACAACAACAGCAATAACATGAATAACAACCGCTATTACATTGATGGTACTACTTCGTTCGCGCAGTTTGGTGTCAACAACGTATTCGAGTTTGGTGGTGTTCGCTTCTTGACTTACGATGCTACATTCAACATCGAAAGTTCTGAAGGCGTTGTGACTACCGTTGACGCAATTGACACCAACTTGGGTCATACTGTATTGCGTTCGAATGGCTTGTTCAAAGGTGTTTATGGCACTAACAACAAACTGTCTGGTGCGAATCAGCTTGGTAGCCCTGTCTACATGTATGAATGGCAAGGCCAACGTGATGAAAGCATTGAGCTTGAGATGCAGTTCAGCCACTTGTACTACACCACTCAACCAGAAACTCTGATCAAACTAACCAAGTCGTAAGACTTGTAAACACTAGGCTCGTTAATAGCGAGCCTTTTGTTTCTTTAAAAAGGCATTTTAATAGCTGCTTTTTCAAAGCAACAAAGGAATAAATATGTACACCGGTGATCCACTCAATAATCCAATTGATGCCCTACGGCTTCAGGTTGGTGATACAGACAATGAAGAAATCTGGCTGACAGATAACGATTATAGTTATTATATTTCTGTTCATCCTGCTAATGTACGTCAACAAGCCTTGGCTGCTTCACAAGCTATCTTGTTTAAACTATCAAGACGTACGCGAGAACGTGCGGGTCAGATTGAGGTTTATGCAGGTGATGCTTATCGCAACTATGCTGATGCACTCATCATGATGGTTAAAGACCCTGCATTCTCATCAGTCAATCCTCTAAGTTATTTTGGTGGCATGTACATCCAAGATGTGCTTGATAATAACCTTGATGGGGACACCATCCCGCCTGTTTTTTATCGTGGGCAGAACACCCCTGACAGATGTTTTCATGGGGATTCCTCATGCCAAGACCAGTAAGACTTGACGTTGATGGTCTAGCATTCACAGAAGACTACCGGATATTAGATAAGCTCAAGCTTGATATGAAGTATCTCAATACAATGCACATTGAATATGGTGTTGTCAATAATGATAAGTACCCCGCTGATGACCCTCGTGGTCGTGGGGGTATGTCTGTTGCTGAGGTGTTAAAGCGCAATGAGTACGGTCTATCAACTACGACAGCGGCAGGGAAAACAATCAACCTTCCCCCACGACCTTTGTTCAAACAAAGTCTATCCAAAGGCAAGATTGAAGCTGCAACCTATATGCAATACATTGCCCATCAATGGGGTAACAACTCATTCAACAAAGAGATGTTTCACACGTTAGCCAAGAAGATGCCTGAGACTATTCGGGCTGAGCTAACAGATCAAAATCTCATTGAGAACCATCCTAAAACCATCCAGCAAAAAGAGAATGGGTTTGGTGATGACACAGTGTTATTTGATACTGGTGTACTCTACCGATCATTTGATGGTGTGGTTAAACGCGGTAATATTCATCACGTCAAGCGAAGTAAATAACCATGTTAAATAAAGTTGGTCGTATTCAACTTCCCGTTGAGAGATATTCAACGGGGTCATGGGTTGATGGTGAATGGGTTGATGCTGCAATCACCCTGTCGTATGTTTCTGCCAATGTGCAACCAAACCTGTCATGGAATATGACTCGAATGTTGACAGAGGGTGATCGAAGTAAGCAGGCTATTGCCATTTATTCTATTCAACCGCTATTGATGGCAGAAGAAGGTGTCGCAGCCAAGAAGGCAGATATTGTCACATGGCAAGGGAAGCGTTGGCAGGTTAAAAGCGTCATGACCTATCAGATGGGTGTATTAAACCACTCAGAGTCAGTAGCAGTTAGGGTGGATGATGTATGAGTGTAGAAGCTTCAGTTATTCAGGTGTTGCAAGAAGTAGCACCAACCACAACATTCATCCTGCCTTATCGCAATGGTGTAGAACCACCTGCTGTGTATTGCATGGCAATGGTGTTGTCGAAAGAGAATATTGGACGTAACGAAGAAAGCTTGTATAACGTTGCAGGTAAACAAACAATCAGTCAAAACGTCATGTGCAATGTACGCCTTCAATACTTTGGCGACAGTAAAAGCACAGCACAAGCCGATGCAGAATTGATGGCTATGATGCTTGACACCCATATTGTCCGCTCTAAATTCTATCAACGTGGTTTAGCCATTGCGACTATTGACGGTATCAAACAAGCTGGTGTTAGTCGTGACACAAAGATGTACATGACGCATGTGATGGATATTACCTTCCTGTACAAGCAAACAATTGAACTTGATATTCCAACGATTAATACAGTTAATCAGATTGGTACATTCAGCACCACAGGCACAGACAACGACCTTGTTGTTGAATTCGAGACAGAAATATAATGACAGATATCCGAGTTAATGACCTTCCCGTAGCATCACCAACCAGCATCTCTGGTGCTGACTACTTCCTAATGCTTGATGATGGGGTTTTGAAAATCCTACCCAAACCATCCTTGTATGCAGACATTCAAACTGTCAGTAAGGGTGATAAAGGGGATATTGGTGCTACTGGTTTAACAGGTGCTCAAGGCATTCAGGGTGTGCAAGGTATTCAGGGTGCTACAGGCGCTCAAGGGAATACAGGTAGTGTTGGTGCTACAGGCTCTACAGGCGCACAAGGTCAGAAGGGTTGGAGTCCAGTTTTAGCAGTTGTCACCGATGGTACACGTCGCGTCTTTCAAGTTAGTGATTGGGTTGGTGGCGCTGGTACTAAACCTGCTGTTGGTCAATACATCGGCGCTACAGGTTTAACCTCTGTCATTGGTGACGCTATTGATGTGCGTGGTACTACAGGTGCTACAGGTTCTGCTGGCGCTACAGGTTCTGCTGGTACGAATGGCACGAATGCAAAGCAAATCAGCACTATCACACATACAGCTACAAACGCTGTTACAGCAACCTTTACAGACGCAACCAGTGTGACATCAGATGCACCAAAACGACTATTGGGTTGGGCATCGTATCAAGACACAATCTTTACAGCAGGTAGCCCACTCACCTTGTCTGATGGTATTAAAACCACCCTTCAGAACAACAGCGGCACAGTCGTGAACAGCTCCATTCCAAATGGTGTGGTCAAGTTATACGACAACGGAACAAACAAGATTACTCCTGCCACTGTTGGTGATGGTGTACATCTGTCCATTCGATTTATGGCTGTACCAAGTGCTGTAAACACCTACCTGTTATTTGGTGTTGATATCGGTGGTAGTGCTGACATCTTTCAAAAGACTGAGGTACTTCCTCGTGGCGCTGGTGTTGCCAACCCTGTCAGCATTGATGTGCAAGGTTATGCACTATCGGTATTCATTGCGAATGGTGGTTTAATTAAGCTCACTGCTGTTGGTGGTAATGTCCAAATCTATGGTGTCGAATTCCAAATCCACAGAACAAGCGTAGCGTAATATGCGTATATACCGTGATCATGGGTTTGCTGTAATTGAGAATATTGCGGCCTACAACTTAAATCAACTGTATGTTGAAGTGGTTGACAATTATATTCGCATCACGCAGCTTGGTAGTAATCGCGGTGAGATCAGAGTCCATCACACAATCATCCGTGATGGCTTTGGTAACAACATTGGTGAAACAGCACAGGATGTTTTTGATTATGTCGAATCAGTCATCTACGGTAGTACAACTACCACGGGAGATTCAACTCCTGCTAAGTCAGCTACCCTAACATTCTCACCACCAGCAAGAACCCAATACACAATCGCCTTATCAGATAATGATGCAATTGTTGGGTCTGATTATCAGTTTACCTTATTACCAAATCAAGGTGAAATCGAATGGAATTGCATTGTTGCTTATGGTCATTGCCATATCAATGGTCAAATTGACGTGTATGTACACGCCCCAACAGGATTGATTGTTGGTAGTTATAATTTCAAATACAAGGTTGTGTAGACATGCCAGTTTTAAACCATCCCGATGGAAGCCCGATTACATCAGCCAATCCACTGCCCGTCAGTGGTAGCTTTAGCATTGCTAGTGAAATTGAGATTAAGAATGATGCGGGTAGTCCTGTTCCTGTTGCCGGTACTGTCGCATTAGATAGTGCTTCATTGGCTGCATTAGAGAATACGAGCGTCACAGGTTCTGTTAGCATTACAAACCTACCCACCACTCAAGCTATTAGTGGTACTGTAGAGCTTGGCGCAACATCTTTAGCTGCATTGGAAAACACAACCGTCACTGTGGGTAATTTCCCAACCAGCCAGACCGTGAGCAACTTTCCAGCAACACAAGCCGTGAGTGGTAGTGTTGGGGTTAATAACTTTCCAGCAACTCAAGTCGTCAGCGGTACAGTGAGCATTGGAAACACCCCCTCAGTTAGTGTCAGTAACTTTCCAGCAACACAAGCTGTGACAGTTGGCAACTTCCCTGCAACTCAGCCAGTTAGTGGTAGCGTTAGCATCTCTAATAGTCCAGCAGTGACTGTGAGTAACTTCCCAACCACACAACCTGTTAGCGGCAGTGTCAGCATCACCGGTAACGTCAACACTGTGCAAAGTGGTGTTGGTACTACGGTAGGTACACCATTTTATGAGTCCCTTGTAATAGGTGGCTCACTTGTCAGTTACACCAACCCACTTCCACAAGTCACCATACCAACAAACCTTATCGTTGGCGGGGTTGCTGCTGCTGCAACTGCTGTAACCATCACCCTTCCCGCAGGTGGTGTAGGCGCATACCACTATATAGATGCAATTGAATTAACATTGTACACCTCAACAGCACGCACCGGAGGCGCAACAGCCATCACAGTTAGCAGCACAAACCTTGGTGGGTACGGGTTGACATTTGCTTCAGCAGCAACTATCGGCACAACAGATCGCTATGCACTGAGTACTGATAGACCTGTTAGAAGTGTCGCCACCAACACCGCAACAACCATCGTCTTGCCTGTTGTCACCGGAGCATTTTGGCGATACAACGTAATGTATAGCTTGGGGCAATAATATGGCTGGCTACAGTAGCATCACCCTTCTTGTCGCACCTGTCACCGTTACCATTGGTACATCAGGAACAGAGCTTGCAAACAGTCGCCGCTTTGTTGATCTATGGGATTGTGAGCGTGGACGTGTTCAGTTTAATAGTAGTGCCGCCATTAGTGTTCGTATTGAATATAGCTTAGATTATGGTGTATCGTGGGCTGTTATGTGGCCTGAAGGCGTTTATGTCGGATCAAACCCATACGCGTCAGGTTGGTTTGGTATCCCTGAGGAAACTAAAGCTAATGATGTCTTGTTACGAGCTATTGGTGTTGGTAGTGGATTATTCCTGACAGTTAATTATGTGGAGTTTAGCTTCGGATGATTAACATCACAGTGAATACAAGTACACCATCATCAACATCATTGAAAGGGTTTTACACTGCCGCTTTTATTGGGCGTAACATCTCAGCCGGTCGCACAACCATTGTCCAATCCCTTCAGGATTGCATTGATGCAGGATGGGATGAAACAACAGAAGCATATGAGTGGGTGAAGGTTGCATTGTCGCAATCACCTAGAATGCCAAACTTAATACTGCGAACCATCTTGGATGGTGAATCTGTTGCTGAGGCTATTGAAGCCGAACCTCTGAATGCATTGTATCTTTGTATTGAAGAAATAGACCTCGAACATAAACAGCAATTAGCAGCTTATGTTCACAGCAGTGGTTATTTTGCTTTTATTGGTTCTGTTGAAGATGAAACAGCATCATTTATTAACAATCCTAACGTTGTCTATATTCACAAGTCCCTCCATGATGACAACTATATTCAGTTAGACAGCGATGATTTTACTGATGATGTTGCACTAGATAGCGAAGAAACACCAACATCACAATACCCCGAAGCAGCTTGGGTTAGTAGATTTGGTAGTCAGCAACCAGCTTCAGTCGAGTGGTTAAATAAACCACTAAGCTCAGTTAAAATCTCACCACTTCCCGCACCACCATTATCCAATTATTACGCCACTGTATACGACACCAATGTCGCAACAGGTTCAGGCAAGACAATGAGTGGTGAATGGATTGATCATGCTGTATTCATTAAATGGCTTGAGACCACCATGCGTAGTCAGGTTTTTGGATTGTTATACGAACAACCAAAGCTCAGTTACACAGCGGCAGACAAAGAGCTTCTCTTGAATAAAGTTAGGTATGTTCTGTCAGTTGGTGAGAAGTTGGGTGGTATCACAAGTAGATATGAAGCATTCATTGTTTCAGAACAACGCGAACAACGTAATATTATCATCGGTTTTAAAGCACAGCTTTTAAATGGAATCAACTCTGTTGAAGACATACAAGGCACAATCACAGCGTAACGTCAGGAATAAATAATGACCGCTATTCAAAATGTAGTACAAGTGGCGATTGATCGTCAGACAAACTTCCCGACAGTTCGAGACTTGAACACAATCCTTGTACTGTCTACACACACCCGTTTTGCAGAAGACTACCGTATCTACGAAACATCCTCAGCAATGTTGACAGATGGTTTTGTTGTTGGTGACTTTGCATACAAAGCAGCCCTTGCTATTTTCTCGCAGAACCCACGACCAGCTAAGGTTGTTGTTGGCAAGAAACTCTCAGGCGATACATACACTGTTGCTGTGAATAAGGCTATTACTGCATACAATCAATTCTTGTTCTTGATTACTGACGCAACTCTTGATGCTGATAAACTTGCGATTGCAGCCTTGATTGAAACTACCGAGAAGTTCTATGTAACCACTTCCTCAGCAGCAGCCATTATCGCAGGTACAGCAGGTAATTTGTTCTTGCAACTGAAGGCGCTCAGCTACACCCGTACATTCTACATGTACAGCTTGGCTTCAGCAGCAACTGTTCCTGAAGCAGCTTGGGTTGGTCGATTTGCACCAGTACAGATTGGTAGCACTATTTGGATTTACAAAACCTTGGTTGGTGTATTACCTGACAACCTGTCAGCCACACAAGAGAACAATCTTCGTGCCGCAAACGCTTGTTGGTACACCACAGTTGATGGGGATCGTCAAGTGATGTTCGGTGAGAACAAAGTGGCTAGTGGTGAATACATTGACGTGATGTTGGGTGTTCAATGGGTGATTACTCGTATGCGTGAACGCGTATGGGGAACAATGCTAAACAACGCCAAGATCAACTTTGACAATGCAGGGATTAGCAAATTGCAATCAGACACAATGACTGTTCTTGCAGAAGCTGTAGCATTGAACATCCTTGCTGATAGCCCACAACCGATTGTCACCGTACCAAACGCCCTGTCCCTCACAAGTGCAGAACGCAATACTCGCAACCTGTCTGGTATCAAGTTTAAAGCTCGTCTTGCCGGTTCGATCCAAACAGCCCTCAACATTGAAGGCGTTGTTTACGCTTAATAGGAAGAAATAAATATGCAAACTACAGCATCCTACGCACCGTCAGAAGTTGTCGTAATCATCTCGCAAGAATCATCTGGCTTTAGTCACCAAGTTGTTGGTGGGGCAGAGGGTACGTTCGTTAAGGTTAGTCGTGATAGTGATACATGGACTCACGTCACTTCTGTTGATAACTTTGCCACTCGTGTACATAGTGCCAATGATAGCGGTAAAATCACACTGACGCTAATGCAATCCAGCCCAACCAATGATGTTATGACTGCTCTGTACAATCGTGACAAAGCACTCAAGAATAGCTCTGGCTTGTTCACCATCACAGTTAAAGATGGTAGTGGTCGCAGTGTTGACTTTGCCCAAGAAGCCTACATCAGCACCTTCCCTGAGCGTGATTACGATCAAACATTGTCGAATCGTGAATGGGTTATTAGTTGTACCAACCTGCAATCCTACGTCGGTGGTAACAGCCTGATTGATGGTGGTGACGTTGATGCACTCAACGCTCTTGATGCAGATGTAGCGGCTGTCTGGAAACGATAATGTATACATATAACCCGTCAGATGTGAAAGCCAGTATATTAGGATTTGATGTGACGGGTTATACTGAAATTAGTATCACCCCTGACGCTAAAACCTTTTCATTCAAAAGAGCCATGGATGGCTCTACAATGGCTATCCAGAATAGATTCCAAACATACACCGTCAAGCTCTCATTACATCAGTCTAGCAGCACAAACACATGGTTGCATCTGTTGTATAAATTGTTTAAGCGTTATGGTTTGGCATTTATTATGCCCGTTCTCATTCGAGACACTAGCGGCAACACCACCTTCTTTGCAACTGATTGTTGGTTTGAGGGTGAACCGGATAGTTCGTTTAGTGGTACGTTAGGTAATGTTGAGTGGGTTATCAAATGTAATGATGGTAGCTACACTCGTGGTGGTAATGGTGATACACCAATTATCGTTTCCATTATCACTGCTGTACAAACTGCATTAGCTGTCGCTGGTGGACTTGGTGTTGATTTAGGTGATTTTGAATCTGCATTAACATCAACCATTGGTGATGCTGTAGAAGCATTAGGGGGTTTAGCTTAATGCCACTATCGGATTTTATCACTCGTGCCACCAAGACCTTTGATCCTAGTAAAAACCAAGTCGATCTTGCAGGCATCACATTAGATGGTGTCACATCAATCACAATCGACACAGTAGAAGCATACAAAGTTATTGAAGGTACGCACAGTAGCTACACCACCCCCATCAAGACCAACGCTAACACCGTTAAAACCACCGTTACCGTATTACCTACAGCAGACAGTAATAATAAGCTCTGGCAGCTTAAACGCTATGTAGATACGAATGGTGGTATGTTTGAAATGTCCGTTCAAAGTAATGGATTCCTCGTAATGAGTGGCGTGTCATGGTTTACCAGTACACCAAGCTATTCATTATCATTTGAACCAAACGACCTCACTTGGTCATTCTGTACCAAACTATCAACTGACACGACAGAAATCGTGTTCTCAACTTTGTCTTAGGAGTTATTATGTTCGATCAACACAAGTGTACCATTGGTGATGCAGATTATATCATCAACCCATTTAAAGGGAAACAAGGCTTGAAGCTACAACTGAAGCTGCTCAAGATTGTACAACCCGCCTTATCTTCACTACAGCACTTAACTGAAGACGCTGATCAAATGGCTGTCCTTGGTGAAATCATTAAGGGTGTTATGTCTCATGCAGACGAAGATGCTCTATTGTCGTTAGTCGAAGAATTATTGGCAGGTGTATATAAGGGCACTGTCAAGCTCGATATCGACAAAGAATTCACATGCAATTATTCTGTAATCATTGAATTATTGAAAGCAGTTATTATGTTCAACTTCAAAGACGTTTTTTCCAAACTCGGTATCGCTTCCGAGTAGGTGAGCAACCGAGGGTAAAGAATCCGGACATTGAACGCCTAGTAGACACTTGCACATTAGACCCTATTGTGGTGGCTATTCTAGGCACTGACCCACCACTCGCCACTTTGCATGACATCTACTACAAATACACCATGCCTGAGATATATGACCTCTTGGAATATTGTGAGGTGCAGAGCTTTATGATTGACATGAGAAATAAACAACAGGAGAAGTAAGTGGAAATCGCAAAGATGTTTGCGTCCCTTGGTTTCAAAATCGACATGGCTGCTTTGTCATCGTTCGACGCTGGAATCAGGAAAAGTAAAGGGGAGCTTGCAAACTTCTCGAGGGGTGTGAATGAAGCGGCTCGTAAGACCAATGTCCTCATTAACCGCCTAAGTACGCTGAATAGTGGCTTTGACATTTCAAAAGTATCTACTGCAACAAAAGACATTCGCGCTAATGCTAAGGCATATAGAAAAGCAGTGTCTGATACAGTATCCACTGTCGGCAGGTTTGAGACTAAACTTGAATCCCTGATGTTGACCCTCAAGCGCACAGACAACCACTTACTGAATGGTATGAGTAACATGTTGGCGTATTCGTCAAGTGTGATACATGCTAGAACGTCCGTAGA